GAGTGGGGCTACCGATAAAGCGGGCGCTTCGGTTAACGTATATTCGTTAACATTATAAATTTTTACCCAGGGAGATTCGGTATAATGAAGGAGACCAGCCAGAAATTTACCACTAGGACTAAATTTTGAGCCCCCTCGAATAGGAAATCCTGGAGTATAACTTAGTAAGCTGAATCCATTGGCCTCCCGTTCATATACTTTTACAATAGGGTCGTTAACATATAAATACTTTCCATTATGCGTAAGTGTTGCGTCGGCCTGGATATTATCCCTACCAAGTAAATCAGGAAGTCGGGTCACTTCCGTTCCTTCTATTTCCCATAGCGCAACAAAAGGAAGATTATAATGAGCAGTAATAGCAATAACACTCATAAATTTACTCCGTTGGTAAGCCTACCATAAAGATACCTATAGCTGGATCAGTTACACCTGCTACCAGACCAACATTACCAAGAATAAGATCGGCGTTCAGCAGACCAACTGAGCCTTGTAACCTGGGGGCCGTTGTGGTTGCGACGCCCGTATCACCGATATTCATGATACGATAAAACGATGCGGTCCCCGTTGCTACATTTTGGCCGGCCCATATTTCTGAGGTGGATTTAACTAGCATGCCGCCAGACGTAGTGGCCTCAAAACTCATACCTGTCCCCGTACTGTCTACCGATACCGTTCGCAGCAAAACAGCGCTTCCAAGATCAGCGTCGGCAGTTGCCGGAACAGCGCCACTGTAGATGTTCATCACCATGGTGCCATTCAGTTGCGAAGCCAGGGCCAGTAAAAGGGCATCCTGCATTCCTGTGCTTATTTTAAACATATGGTTCCCCTTTAATCGAGAGCGGCGATAAGATCACCGGTGTTAATAGCAAATGGAGTAGCGTTAGTCGTCGTCCGTGGAATAACCAGCGCTCCATAAATAAGGCAATTGCCTCCAGTTATAGCGTCCCATACAGAAACATGGGTAATATCAAAAGATCCAGTTGTAGGCGTCCAAGCTACGATAGCACTAGATAGGGCGTTCCCAGATGCCGCGTCAGCAAAAGTTACAGATTTACGAACAAATCCAGAGTCATTTGCTGCGGTTAGCTCACCCACGGTTCCATCTTCAGTCGGATCAGCCGTATGAACCGCTACATACCAAGCTGTTGGTCTAGTTACAACTGACCCTGTAAACAACCAATTCAAAGCGGCATTTTCTGCATAATTGCTAAAGCTCATCGTATTTCCTCTTATGCCGAAGTTAAACTAAAACCAACAGGAACCCGTAGAATATCCCCAGCAGCCATGACCTTTGGAGACGGGAACAATACGGCGCTTACCAGCAGACCGGCTACGCCACCCCAGGTTGGGCTAGAACTAATGAATGCGCCACGGATTGTCTCGGCAGCAGCAAAAGCAAACTCATTTGGCGCAGCCGAAGTGACAATAGTACCAGATGTAACAGCAGGGAACGCGATAGCTGCGCGCGTTGTGCTGGTATAACTTTGTAATTCGCTGCAGGCCGCTATGAGAGTCGTCATGGTGTCGCTGGCCACTGGAACATAATTTGCTCCATAAAGTCCCAGGTAGTACGCTGAAAACTGTGAGGCCCCTTTAAATGCCGAGCCAATGATATAATCCAGGCCGACAGTCGGGATAATGTTCTCGACTTCTTCCCTGGAGATCAAATTGCCATCTGCGCCGATATGTTCCAGGGTGTAGATAAATCCGATTTTGCTGGTCATTTAAGACCTCCTTATAATTTCTGCTTCAATAAAGCTGCTTGCCGCCAGGCTGGAGGCCTGTGGGTTGTTAATGACCGCAATGGCCTGTTTGATTCCATCCTGCCGACGAACGAGCATCGCCCCGGACGTACCGGATTCTGTTGCAACGTTTTCTTCCTGCAGGTTTTTTACCGATCCGTCATTTGCTCCCATGATTAAACCTCGATGTGATTGCCACATGACGCCCTCCTGGTCCGGCAAAGTGACGCCGGTACCAAAGATCGCACCATAGGGGAGAGCATCGGCAACCTGAAAACCGTCGTCCGGCACCCCGCCATAAAAGAAAGTGTTCTTGTCCGTTGCAAAAAAGATCCCGTTTTCAACCGGCTCCATGACCTGCACATCACCCGGGAACTGCAGGGTGTTGTCCACCCGGAAATGGTCCGGCTCAAATGGATCTGAATAAGAGACATACGGTCCTGACGCGACGTACATTCTGCCCTTGTAGCTGCGGATGATGTCCCCGGCAGGCGGTGGATAAACATGGGCCAGGTCAAGGATATTGCCATCGTCGTATCGCCCGGTATTGATCGCGTAAGATGGAGTCCCGATGGCCACATCGGCGATATGGTACAGTTCCGCTCCGTTGGGTGTACTGAGGTACAGCCGGAGAAACAGTGCCTGCGGGTCGGTGGTGGCCGGCAGGTTGGAGAAAACCACTCCGCAGTTGGCATCAAGAGAAACAGTGGCTATCCGTGATGCACCTGACTCGACCCCTATGGCATCGACAAAAGAAACAGCGCCGAGATAAACACCTGCTGAGTAGTCGCCGGGTATACCGTGCAGCGTCACGTCGCCGGGAACCGCCATGCCCCAATTGCCGACCACACCGTCGACAATCTTTTTCGCCGCCAAACCATCGGAGAGATAGACAACCCCATGCAGATAATGGTAGGTAATTCGCGATCCAGCCAGTGCGCATAAGGGCGTTGATGAGTTATCGCTATTGAACCGCTTTAGCATGCCGCCCTCGGCAAAGAAACAGCCGGCAGGACAGGAAAATCCGTGACTGGTGCCGATGCCGACATAAACAGGGGTCGAACCCTTGCGTCGCCTGACCTTGCCGTTGGCCGAGAAGTCCACATTGACGGCATTGCGCACCGCCAGCGGCATCCCCGCGTCCATGGAGTTCAGGTCGTGGTCCGCCCGGCGGTTATCCATGCCTCTCGGCCATGGTCCGATTTTCATGGCCAACTCACCTTACAAACAGTAGGAACAGCCCTCGGTCGTTGAGATCCCGTAATGCGTAGCAGTTCGGAGATTGCCTTACCGTAACGTTCCTCGTGATATTGAGTGTTGCGCTTCGGTGATTCTCGATCCTGCTCTATCCGGGAGAAAATCTCCGCACAAACATAACTGACCAATGCCCGGTCAAGCTGTCCGGAAGCCCGCTGGTTGCCGGCCACGCCATCAGTAAAGCTTGATGGGTCGTCGTCAAGGAGCGCCGGTTTGCGGTAGTAGCGCAACTTGATCTCCGTTGCCAATCCCGGTGTATCCTGATAAACCAGCTTGCCGCCACCATCAACACAGACACAGCTCACCGGCCCGGTGGACGCGGCATCGATGGTAAATCCACGATCACGCATGACGCCAAGGTTGGGCAGCACAGCCACGGAATAACCGCCCACCGTGGCTGTGTACAGTTCACGGTGGAAATCGGCCGGCATATCCGCCTGGTAATCGCCAACCACGGTACTGACCACGGCAAATCCTCCGGACAGGCCGGGCAACAGGACGGTGCCGACGATCTCGTTCATGCCGATGTTGAGACGCTCAGTGATCCAGTCGCGGCCGTAGGTGGTATCGACAACAATGTCGACGATGTCATCGACCAGCTGCTCTCCGTTCACTTCAGCGCCTCTTCGATATCGACGACGGAAACCTTAAACCCGGCCAGCTCACTGACCGCATCGACCAATGGTCGGCCGTTGCCGGAATTGACCAACTTCTTGCCGCCGGGGGTTTTCTCTTTGCCTGCTTCACTCAGGGTGAGCACCTCGCTGATCGCCTTCATGATGTTGATGGATTTCTGCGCGGCATCCTCGGTGGTAACACCGGCCGCCTCTGTCTTGATCAGCGTATCGACATCCGGTTCGTCGGCCTTAATCGCGGGGCCAGGTCGGACAACCTCTTCAGCGTCCCCGGCCAGCTCCGCCTTGGCCTCCTCGAGAGCCATATTGAAGATGGTCTTTGACAGCAGGCCGGCCCGGGACGCCTCAAGCTCAAGGGCCGGCGGCACCTCGCGCCAGTCGCCTCCAATGATGATGACGTGTCCAGACGTTGATGCCAGGCGAACGGGATCCTGGCCTTTTTTTGTTTTATATTGTTCCGGCATTGTTTCCTCCAAAATGATGAGTCAGGTGGGCAGGGGCGATATCCTGTCCACCCGTGTTGATTTATTACAGCCTGGTTACAGCCTGGTTACAGCCTGTTTAGCCCTGGGTACCCTGGCTGCGATTAACACAGACATATTCGAGGACCAGGTAGCCCTTACCGAGCGTGAGCGCGGCCGAGGCGGTCAACCCAACGGTCTTGCGACTGCCGAGTGGTTTGCCACCGTTTAAAAATGTGGCATTGAGCGCGGTCTTGGCCGCAGCCGCTGCGGTGGTCGCGGTCAGGTAGGCGTCGGTATCGGTTGCTATACCGACCGCCAGAGTCTGACCTGCGCCGAACACGGTGTCGATAACCAGGAAACCGCCGGTGGGGATTGCGTCGCCGGGGATATCGAAGACCGGGACAAAATCGGTGCCTGGGAAATCGGTAAAATCAAACTTGGCAACGCGGTAAATGGGGGACTGTATCCCCTCGGATCGTACTTTTAAACTTGCGGACATGGTGTGCTCCTTTGTGATTGATAGGGTGCTGCGTATCGTTACATGGCGGCCATCCGGTCAGGGGTAGCCGCCATCAAAAAAAAGACTGTCTACTTCAGAAACAAATCGACACAGGCCACGCCGAAGTCCTCGTCGGCATTTTTCGTGTACTGGTTGTCAAATCGCGGCTTACGGAATCCGATAAACTTGTCGGTGGAAATACCCTGGACAGCCCCGTAGTTGAAGGTCTTCTCGATCCAGTCCGGTGCGCCGACATCGACCATACCGAGCGCCTGGGCGCCAAGGAACAGCGAACGGGTACCGTCGACGTTGCCATCGGATCCCCATTTGGCGGAGGCTGCTGCGCCCTTGGTATTAAAGCACTTCTCGTGCTCCATGATGATCAGGCCGTCGACGGTAAAGGTGGCCCCGGAGAAGAAGGGGTTGTCTTTTCCGCGCGCGCCTGCCTGAACGACAGCAGAGAGAAAATCACCGTCTTTCTTTAATCCGGCAAGCACGCGAGGATCACAAAGGTAGATATAGTTGTCCTTGCCGCCGATACGCAGTGGTTTCATGTGGCTGGTACGAGCATATGCCTTGAGGTCAACAAGCATGCCGTATTTCGGCGTGCAGGCGGAGGTGATCGCCGCCGTGTCGCCGTCGATGAGGTCGGTGCCATTGAAATAGAAATGGCGGCCGGCTGACGGCGCAGTGACATCTTCGGCAAAGGACAACTCGCTCCAGGGGTTTTCCTCGTCTTCCTCCACGGAGTAGGTGGATCCGTCGAGGTTGTAGTTGTAGCTGATACCGGACAGGGTTAGAAATGCCATGGTGTCGATAGCCTCTGCCAACCAATATTTTAGCCGGTCATTGGCGGTCTCGCGAAAGTTGATGACCGAATTCTGGTCAGACAGCTTACCTTTATTCTTCACCTGATGAGAGATGAGGCCCATGTTGATGTCGATGTCGTAGTTCTGCAGGGCCTCTTCTTTCCCTTCCCGCTCGTTGTCATTGGCAACGCCGCGCTTTCTGAGGTCGGCAACCAGCTGCATAATCGCCCGGGTCCCCTTCTCGGTCTTGGTCAGGGCCTTGATGTGCTGGATACAGCTGTTGGTGCCGGTACCGAGCAGTTTGGCGACGAAGGACTCGGAGCGCATATAGGTCCAGACCTCGCGCATCCAATAGGTTTTTTGTTCGGAAGTAAGTGCCGCAAAGTTTGTAGCGTTCATTGTGATCTCCAATTAATGGTTAGAAAAACGTGTGCATATGATTGTTTTTCCGCACTATTAACGGTCGTGTGGTGACCTGGATCAGCAATAACGCTTGCTGGGGGCTGTAACGTTGGAGCCTTTAACGACGCGCCACGATTGGTCGTGCTACAGGCATGGCGGCTATCTAAGCCCGCCATCCCTCCTGTCGGGGGTTAAACGAAATCGCCCCTGTTCTGTCGCTTCTGTTTCAGCGACATGCTTTTGTACTCCGCCTCTGGAATAGCCAGGGCGTTGGCGGCCGGGTCGGCCGTCTTGTCACGGTTGCTCCGCCCGACGTTCATGGACATCGGTTGCTTGGCCGCATTGGCCTTGGTCTCGATAGCCTTCTTCTGCTGCGCCGCCTTCAGTTCGGCGATCTTTTCCTTGCCGGCATCGATCGCTGGTGCGGTTGGCGCCGTTGCCTTGATCCGTTCGCCAAAAAACACCTCTCGTGCCTCGGTCAGGGCCTGGGACAACGACATGCCGTCTTCGCGCATATAGGCCATCTTGGCCCGGTTAAAGGCCTGGTTGTTGCGCTGATTGGCAAACCATTCCCCGTGCGACTGCAGGATATCGTCGACGACATCCTGGGCGATAGCTACGTCCTTGCTTGTCTCGATACCTTTCAGGATGCGCAGCTCTGACTGCTGCTCCTTATATTGATCGATCTCGAACATAACCTGCGCCGCCTCCTTGGTCTCGCCATCGGCGACCAGATCGGCGTACTGCTGGTACTTTGCCTTGATATCAAAGGCCGGGGCCTGAGTGCCGTCCTGCGCCACGTGCGGCGAATTCTGGGCGGCCTCGAGGTCGGCGATCTTTTGCTTGAGGTAGTTGATTTCGACGACTTTTTCGGAAAATCGGCCATAGGGTACGTTGACCGGTGTGGTCTTCTCCGGCTCGGCTTCCACCACGATCTCCTCCGCAGCCTGTTCAGCGGCGGGTTCCTCCTCCTGCTCCACGGCCGCCGGATCCTCTTCCTTCTCCGGTTCCACCTGGACATCTTCTTCGTCCTCTTCCGGCTTGTCCTCATCGAGGATCAGCTCGACCGGTTTTTCCAGGTCGGCCTCGTCGGGCATATCGCCACGGGCCATGGCCACGTCTTCGGGCACCTCGCCCTTGAGAGTGTCAAAACTCATGACGAACATCTCTTCTTCTGCTATCAAATTATCGTTATCCACCGGCATGGTTTAATATCCTTATCTAGGTTGTCAGTTGCTGATCAGTTTCTGGCCACGGCCGCGTTGGCCCAAAAGACCGCTTCTTCGATTTTTCGTATGGCGTTGCCCCGCTCTACCGAGGCTGGTGCGATGTCGAGGAGCAGGTAGGCAAATTCCTTGCCCTGGTCCCTGATCGCCTCGTAACGTTCGGCGTCACCCTCGCCAGGAACGTGGTGGGTGAAGTTGTTTTCAATGGTTGCGTCGCCGTCGATGAATCCCTCGTTGATCAATGCGTCTCTCCTGTTATCAGTCAATAACCTTAGTCTCTATCCCCTGCTGTACGCCGACAAGTGGGGACGGTGGATCCGGTGGCGGTACCGGGGTTAATGGGTTGGTGTTGGTGGGGAAATCAGCTGCCGCGCCTGCCGGGAACTCGGTCGGGCGCTGGCCTTCCTCACGGAAAACCTCCTGGCCATCCATCGGGTATTCCGGCAGGAGCGGTGGCTTATCCATATCTATGTCGCCGCTGGAACGCAGCAGCACATCGGCAAGCGGTGCGGTGGTCGGCTGGGCGGCGATGACGCCTGCCGTCTGCACCGCACTGTATTTCGATTCGACCGAGGTATTGACCGCATCGGCCATCGCCTTCCTCGCCTGAGCCCGTTTGAGCTCGGCGCTGGCTACCTTCTCGTCGGTCTCTGCCTGGGTCATCGGATCCTCGGTCTGTGCCGCACTGACCGCCTCAATCTCCTCGAGCAGTTCGTGTTTCTTGGCGTAGCTTGATGCGCCGATGACATGGGCGTCGGGGATCTGCACCCCGGACTCGCGCATGGCCATCAGCTGATCAAACTGGCCGTTCTCGAATGTTGCATGGGTCGGCGTCTCGGAGATGACCACGTCATAGGTACCGATGGTCACGTCGTTGAGGATGCCGTCGACGGTGACCTGGTTGATGACCAGCTCCTCCTTGACCTTGTTGGTGTCCATATCCATGATGCGGATAACCTGCTCCTCGGTGTAGAACTGCTGCACCAACTCGACGATCTTCTTTGCCGCAAGCCGCCTGGTGAATGCCAGGTTGTCCAGCGGTCGGCCCATCTGCGTCTGGCCCATATACTGCTTGGACTGGATTGCCTTGCCGGAGACCTCGTTGCCATGCTGGCCCTGCAGCGCGTCACTCATCCCAGAAATGGTTTTGATGGCGAACTCGGCCCGATCAATAAGTTTATCGGTACCAAGAGGCATCGGGTTCGGCGCCCGACGTGTCGGCTTGAGCCCGGCGGGATTGACCTTGGAAACGATGACCAGGCCATTCTTCGAGCCGTTCTTCTCCAGGTCCTCCGGTTCCATGTTGATCATGACGCCTTCGGGCACGTCCCAGCCGGAGTTGCTGGTGCTGCCGAGGATCTCCAGATAATTGGTGATGCTCTTGTTCTCCAGCTCCTGGGGGCTGGTCAGGTTGTCGACCATGCCCCGGGTGCGTCCTCTCCGAAAATAGGGGAAGTACGGTACCGTGGTGTAGGTCTTATAGGGCGACCAGTCGTTGTGCAGCACCACCGCGCCGCAGGTGACGGTCCACATGATGCGTCGGTAGTTCATAATGGTTTCGATACCGCCGTCCAGGGAACGGGCAATGTCCGCCTCATCCATCAGATCAAGCGGCGTCACCTCGCCGGTCCAGGCAACAAAGACCTTGCCCCGGGAGACGCGGCGGTGCTGGCGATCTATGACAAGGTACAACCGCGTCGAGCGGTCATCGCCGTCCTGGGTCACCCAGCCGTCAAAGCCGGTGCCGTCGGAGTCTTCGTTGAAGTGTGGCCGGCCAAGGAAGCTGTCGTCCATACCGTAATAGGCGTCCGCCTGCTGCTCGACCTGATCGGCCAGCTCTGCCGAGTATCTCTCGGCGAGATCGTCATAGGTCATCCAGCGATCGATGATGACATCATTCCAATATTTCGGGTCGTATGACCTGGCGTCCGGGTCCGGCTTGACGTCCATCGGGTCGAGGATCTCGAGTTCGATGGAGCCCTTCATGTTGCCGGTGAAATCCATCCTGAAATCAAGATAACCGCGTTGCTGGATCAGCCCGTCCTCATAAGCCTGGCTCTCCGCCCAGTGGTAGTCGATCTGGTTGCAGATCTGCCCGACCACCTTACTCATTACCGTTGCCGACTGCTGGTCCGCCTGGCCGCCTGCCGGGAGAAACTGCATATCCACCCGGGAGTGCAGCTGCAGGCCCGTGGCGGTGTTGACCGCCGGCAGGATATGGTTAAGCTCGACCATTGGCCGATCGCCCATGGCTAGCCGGTCCTGCTCGCGCCACTGCAGGCCGCCGCCGAGGTACATATCCTCGTTGTATCTGGCCCGCTCGATATAGGCGCGGTGCCCACTCTTCATGGCGTAATCGTACCTGGCCATGTTGATCCGGGCGGCGTCCTCGTCTGACTCGATGTTTTTTGGGCTCTTGCTCATATCAGCTCGACATAAAGGTTTTGCCGGACCCGGAGGTGGCGGCAATCTTGCGTTTTAATTTATCCTGCCATGACTCCTTTTGCTTACGACGCGAGCCACGCGGAAAAGCCATGATCATCTTCGGGTGGCGGATGTTCGCCAGGTTGTCGAGCATGTCATCATGAGACATGACCGGGAACGGCTTGTACTCATCCTCGATCAGATCGTTAATAATGTTCACCCGGCGACCCTCGTAGTTGGTGCGCCATATCGATCGCGGTAGGACGATGCGCTTTTGCTCAAAGAGCGGCACCAGCCTTTTTATCCTATCCACCTTGGGCGTGGAGTCGGTGAGCGGGGTGATCTCAAACCGGTAACGCAGCCGGTCCATCTCCCCCTCGATATGCTGGATATCGCCCTGCATGCCAAAATGCTCGTAGCCAACCCCGTCCGGCGTATACTCCCCGTGCAGCTCAAAGAGCGCGTTGGTCCTCTCGGTCAGGTTCAGTCGGTCATGGATGCCGTCGAGCAGGTAATACTTCTGGTCGGTGGCCAACCCGACAACCCACATGGTCGTATAGTCCGAGGCCTTCTTCTTCTCGTTGGCCGGGTCGACGACGATATAGATGTTCAACTCGCCCATCCTCGGCTCCGTCTCGTAATAGGACAGCCACTCCTCTTTAAAGCCCTGTGCGGCGTCTGCGGACGGATTTAGCAACATTTGGCAGTTTTTCGATGCATACCCGTTGGCAACGTAATTGCCGGTCTCCGTCTGGATATTGAAGACCATGCCGTCAGCGATAGCCTCTTGACTCTCCAGCGCCACCCGCGATGACTTGCCGAAATTGCGTGCACCGTAGCACTGCGAGATGATCTCTTTTCTTTTACCGAAATGCTCACCAAGCAGATCAAGCAGCCGCACCCTGGCCTCTCTGCCACCGTGCAAGGTATAGGTTCGCTGGTTCCGCTTATTGCTGTCATTGACACCGTAACCAAAACCAAGCGACCGCAGGGCCGACTCTATCTGTCTGCACACCAATGGATGCATGACCTGGTCCTGGGTGATCTGCACCGTTCGGTGCTTGACGCCGCCCTCACCGTCTATGATCGCGGCCATATACCCGCAGGCTCTCAGGTCCGGTGAAGCGTTGTTGTAGATCGACATATCCAACACCTGGCAAAGCCCTTTCTGTTTTCCGTATTCAAACCCCAGTGGGGAGTATGTCGGTCTGCTCCCGTTCGGAGCCCTGCCTGTCCACCATTTGTGATCCGGCGTGTGATAGAGGTGATCGCCGTTTGCCATAACGCTCTTGACCAGTGGTGCCATCCTTGCCTGTGTTGCGACAATCCTCGTCGGCGTCAACACCGCTTTACTGCCATCGACATGTGCCCACCCGACAACCTCGTCGCCAATCTGCAGCTGCTCGATGGGACGTTGAGACCAGTCGGCCATGGTGACTAATGTCCCTGCAGCGTGACAACCGAAGACGTATGGCCCCATATCGCGTCTCTTCTCATTCAATGACTCCCTGGTTAAAAAAACCGGGTTCCCGGTGTCCTTGCCGTCATCCGTTGCCGCGTGTATCCTTGGCTCTGCCGTGCCCCGCTCGATCAGCGTCTTGTAGGTGTCGCCGAAGTGGTACCGGGTACCGATGAACCGTCGCCGGCCACCG